GATTGATCTTTTTGCGTTTGATAGGTTTTCGTGTGTTCGCCATAACAAAAATTATGACTTACTGATTAACACAAACAGATCATCGACACGCTTTTCTAGTCTTGTAATTTGATCCTTAATACTGCTTCCAGAATTTGGTTTCAATTCTTGTAAGTAGGATTTAATAACCCAGCGCAGACCCAGCAATAAACTTGTTGAGATTCCGCATACGCCAACGGCTATACCAACCCATTCGTTTGCTGTCATTTCGCATTGATTCCGTAATCAGCCTCTTTGCCGGATTTTGGATCAAGTGCCTTGGCAACAGGTGCAACAATTGCACCAAGCAAGGTGGCATAAGCAGGATGAATGTCTGCAACAATGGCGAGCGCAACAGTTATTCCTGATGCAGCCACAGCTCTTAAATATGACTTGATTGCAGCCTTGTGTTTGTTTGATAGTTTCATGCTTTGCCTCCTAGTAGTGGGATGTTAAAAAAATTGCCTTTTTGATTTGGATAAAATGAAACATGAACATGAGCGGTATGCGGTGATGCGCCTTTATATTTACGCCATCGCCAGTTAAATAGTTTGCTGGCAATATGATGATTGTGAATAACATATTTGATCCGCTTATCTGTTTTGCCAGCAATGCGTATTTGATCCGCAAGGTAAGCAGATATTCCTTCAGCTGCACCAAGATCCGCTGTGATATCGATAGCACAAACCTCTCCCGTTTTTAGTGGGTTATGGTCGGAAACCTTAGATCTCATTTGATGTTGTGCTGAAGCAATCCAACCATCTGATTTTCTAGATCTATCAGGAAAGCAGTCATCAATTTGCTCCCGTAATTGAACAGCTGCTTTAGATAACCAAGGTTTCAATATGCACACTTCCCTAAGACTGTGCTAGACGTTTAATTCATCAATTACTGGAGTTGGCAATAAAGCCTCAATCTCTGCGTCAGTTAATCCTAGTTTTTCATAAGCAGAAATCTTTGTTGCACGAGCCTGTTCAGTTTTTAATTTGGCGGCTTCTTTTGACAATGTGGCATCAGCCCAAGCATCAATAGTTGCTTCATACTCGTCTTGGTCAAGAGTAATTACATCATCATTAATTTGTTTTGTAAGAGTTGGAAAGTCCAATTTGAATTGATTTATTAACTGTTGTTTTGTCATTAGTTTTCCAATCCATAAACTCGATAATATCCAGTTATTGTTCCGGTAGATGGTTTTAATAAAAAACCTGTATAAGTGCGAGCTGTATCACAATAACCAGTATAACTTATGATTTCCTGTGATGATTGTCCAAATCCTTTTCCAAAATATGTAGGATTTTGTGATGAGTTTCCCACATTTGCAAAAGTTATATCTCCGCTACTTTCAAAACCTGCGCCCGAGCTTAAAGTATCGTAAATTACGGCCTGATTAGTGGCTGAATATCCCCAAGTTGATATGCTATTGCCTCTATCATAAGAAAAACCTGAACCATAATAATTTGCTGCTTGTGTATTTGGGCCAGCATATCTATATTGTAATTCTAAATCTGCACCTGCAGATGAACCTTCAACAAACCACAATACATAATACATTTTATAGGTTGCTGAAAAAACATCATCTACTGCAACGCTAGATTGTGCGCTAAATGATGCAGACGCAATTTTAGTTAATGCGCCTGATGCACCAGCAGGTGTAGCCCATTTAATTTTGCCATCAACAGTTGTATCTACTGTGAGAACTTGAGCATTTGAACCAATTGCAAGTCTTTGCAATGCATTATCTGCATCGCCAATTAATAAATCACCCTCAGCATCAATTACTGTGTTTTGAGTATCGCTAACATATTTCAAACCTGTTGCTTCACCACTTGCTGCAACTAATCTTTGATTATCTGTTCCAACTGCAAGTCTTGCTGGAGTGTCAGCAGCAGAGGCTGCAACAATATCTCCTTTAGCATCGACAATTGCATTTTGAATTGCATTAGCATCATCCGAAGTTGCCCAAGTTGGCACTCCGCCAGCAACTGTTAAAACTTGTCCAGTTGATCCAATTCCAAGTCTTGTGTTTGTATTTGCTGTCGCTGAACGATATTCAATATCGCCAAGAGTTGTTGAAGGATTTAACGCTTTTGTTGTTGTATCAATAGATGAACCAAGCGTGCGAATAGCAGCTGCGCCATCCTTAACCAGATCGGTATCGTCCGGTGTTTCCCAATTATAGTTCGTAGTGTTTGCCATATTAGGCTACTGCTCCAATCGCATTTTCCCATGTTAGTATAGCGGATAAAGTGTTCCATGCCTCTGAGGCTGATACTTGCTCCCATTGAACTGCAACTTGAGAGAATTCGATCGGGCTCAGATTTATGGTTAAAAATAATTCGTTGAATCTAGTGCTCCAACGCCAGCCTTCCACATAACCCTCAAACTGTCCTGATGGGGCTATTTGAACCGGCAAGTCTGTTATTCGCATTGGCTGACCAATAAAAATCCCAAGCAAGGCATCTCGGTCTGCATCATCAATTGCTGAGTTTGTCAATGGAAATGTAATGCTGTCGAATAAGGCTCTTGGATAGGATCTAAGCGATATAAACCGATCAGCCACAGCTTGAGCATCGATGGCATCATGTAAAACTGTGTTAATGGTTTCGCCTCGATAGCCAAAGGTTGCAATACTGTCTAAATCTATTGTGCTGACCTGTGAACCAAAGTTGTTGCCATAATTGAGGATTATGTCGTTTCGAATATCTGCACCTCTAGTCAAAATCTTTAATCCTGCTCCAAAGGCTGTGTTTGCTGAAATCTCTGTATAACCATTATTGGCAAGATAATTCTGTCTGTGTAAAGCATCGGCATATCCAATGCGACCTTCGTTATCCTCATACAAGACACCAAATGCGCTATCAGCAATAAGACTTGCAATGTTATAGACAGTATCAGGATTAGCACCTCGGTTTGTAATTTCATAAACTCCTGGTCGATCAATCTCGCCAAGTCCTAGGTTTTCAGCATTTGCCCAAGTAATTGTTGGATCATAACCTGCCCATGTTTCAGCTGCTGGCACTTCATTCCAATTGTTTAAAAATAGATCAGCAAGCAATTCATAAATTTGGTCGCCATCATCATCTCGAGCCAATGTGCCGTCATAAATAACCTTTGGCAATTTAGCCAATGAACCTAAAGCAATGATCGTATAAGTAAAGGTTTCTGCGATGCTACTAGCTGATGCAACCTCGGCTGTGATGTCTGTAATGTTGCCACCAAATAAAGTCACAAACGCATTGTTGCTGTCTTTTACCTGTAAGGCTATTCCGTCATTGATTTGCAAATTATAGTTTTCATTATTCAAAGCCACTAATGCAATCTGAATATAAGATGGCGTTGGTTGGGCATAAATATCCTCACGCCCTGCTTGATGAGCAATATCAGAAATAGCGACATCGGTGTATTCCACACCATTGATGCTCAGCTTATATTCAGGTGTAAAGACTGACATTATCTCGCTCTGGTGATGCCGTTGTTATACAACTGTGGAACTGATCTTGATGAACTTTGATTTATCACTTTTGCAACGGCTCTTGCAGCACCTTCGGAATCTACTGCTTGAACTGTGATGTTATTTACTGTCGTGCCAGCCCTAGCAGCACCTGATGCTAATTGAGCAGCTGTGGCAGTTTGAGCAGCAGCGGTTGCGCCCGTGGATGCAGCAGTTGATACACCTGAACTTCCACCCACCGGACTAATGTTTGGCAAAACTGGAATTGCATTGTAGGCACTAATTAACCTATTGATTCCCGATATAGCATTATCAACAGCCGTTTGAATTGCAGATATAACTTTGCCAATAATGTCGGTAATGCCACCTGCGATCACTCCAATAGTCTTTAACGCAGCACCTAGTCCAGTCACTAAAATTGGAATAACTACATCAGTTACAAATCGACCAAATGCATCAAATGCTTCTTGATTGTCTTTAATGGCTTGCTTAATTGGATCAAAGTATGCAGCAAATTCTTGTAATTTAGGCACTACTTGATTGACAATTAAATCAACAAATCTCTCAATAAATGGAAGCAAGCGATATCCAATTTCCTCTTTGGCTTCCTCAAATGCTTGCTTTAATCGGTCAATTCTGCCTTGAAATGTTTCAGCATTTGCAGCTGCTGCGCCACCATAAAGGTTGGTTAATACTTTAGTTGTTTGTGTAAAATCCATTGCTTTTGCATCGGCTTGAGTAATACCAATGCCAAGTCTGACTAATCTTGTATCTTGTCCTTCATAGGCTTTTGATAATGCCTCAACAACTGTGCCAAGCTCTTTTCCAGTTCCCTTTGATATATCAATTGCAAGATTAAGCAATTTTTGGGATTGAGTTGTATCTTTAGTTGAAACCGATAATCTCTGGAACGATGCTCTCAAATCATTGTCTGTAATGCCTGTGGCTAATTGAGTTTGTCGGATGTATTCCTCAGTAGCCTTAATTTGGGCATCAGTAGCCCCTGTGGCGGTCTTTAAGGCAGCAGCTAACCTTAACTGTGCCTGCTCATCCTCTATCGCTGATTTGACCCCATCAACGGCTAATTTGCCTGCATAAGCAACGGCAGCAGCAGCTGCAACGGCAAAAGCAGCAGCAGCTTTCTTACCAAACTCTGAAATCTTGCTGGCATTTGTTTCGACTGCCTTGTCGGCTTCGCCTAACTTCTTTTTAAGATCATCAACATCAGCAAGGATTGATAACTTAAGCGTGCGACTACCGGTTGCCATTAGACCCATTCCTTAATAATTCGATCAAAACTTTGTTCCCATTTATTAATCAATTCAGGCTGAATTCTGCGAAGGGTTGGATAGATAAACCATCCACGACTACCTCTGCCTTGCCGTCCTGAATATGAAGGGAATTGTTTGTATTTATTTGAACCAAACTCAATACCACCCCAAAGGGTTTGCGTAGTAGCACCACCTGAAAATTTCTGTCTTGCGAAACCATAACTGAATTCACCGATTTTGCTTGATTTTGAGATGCTAACTCCATCCGCAACTCTTTGCGCAACTTTGCCAGATTTTGTTCTGCCTTTAGCAGCTTGTTTAATTTCCTCAGATGCAAAATACGCCAAAGCAGCAGACTGCACTCTTGCTTCCTCAGTAGCCTGATCGTCCATGAGTTTGAAAGCCTTGTAGATATTGCGGAGATCAGTTTTGTTATATGCAATGGTTTCAGTTGCCATTCCTTTTCTCCAATATCTCGATCGCTGTTAAAATGTCCTCGCCATCAACCCATTCGCTCATTGGTATGTGAGTTGCTATTGCCAACTCCACCAATAATCTGTTTAGGCTTCCTGCTTTGTGACTTTTGGGTCTGCATCACCAACAATGACATCGGCTACTGTTTCCATCCAAATATCCATTGGTTTGATGGGTTTGCTTCCGGCAACTTCACGCTTATGAGCATGATAAGCCAAAAACATAAGATCCCAAATGCCCAACTTTTCGGATGCCTGACCAATGATGTTTCCTGTCTGCTTTTCCCATTTAGCCCACTCAGGTGGTTGGGCAATGTAGGTTGCTTGCTCACCTGAGTTGTATTCAATTGTAATTGGTAACTTCATTTGTTTGCTCCCGTTTTATATTTTAACTAAAGGTTTCGGTTACTGCGCCCTTAGATACTGTGAAGGTGAATGATACTGTCTGAGCATCAACACCTGAACCACCAGCGGTTGGAAACTCAGGCTTTACTGGAAACACAAATTGTGCTCCTGATGCAGCTGTAAGTGTCATGCTGATATCTGTATCTGGTGCGGTTTCAGCAGCTGTCCATAGAGCCTCGCAAACTGAGTTTGCCTTGCCCCAATCAGCCAACATGTCCAATTGGAATGTTCCTGAAATGTTTGTGGTCTTGTAAGCCTCGCCTTCCATGGTCTGATAAACCTGACGCTCATTGACCTTGGTTAGAACTGCGTTT